TGATTGAACATTGACAACTGTATATAGGCGGTTGCGCGAAGAACGTAAGACGAAAACCAAGTCACCTTTCGCGCGTAAAATATACAAGGCACGAATGCGCAGTCATGCGTGGCATTTTGTATGCCAATACCGTGGGGCACACGGGAATCTACGCTCGGGGAGTTCATGTAAGTCCGGCTTTTAAACCGGCGACGGACGTTGAACCAAGAATCCCCCAGATTTATCTGTGGGGAGTGTCAATTTTGTTTTATTTTTTTCATTGGTTTTGGTTTTCTTATATGCAATACGTCTAATGCCAAAACCGTTGAAGCCATATCGTCAACCGTCGCGTCGACTTCCGCCAATTTTTCGCGGTTGATTATTTGCCCTTCTCTGATTGCCTGTATCATCGGATAAACTTTATTTTCGATAGTCAATTCAACATTTGTTACGCGACCTTTAATATCCTTTATGTCGGTTTTCATGCTTGTTATATCAGTTTTCATGCTTGTTATGTCGGTTTCAATACCATCGACTTTACCGGTCAACGATTCCAACATTGCCAAAATCTTTTCTTCGTTGTTCATACTTTTTCCCCTTTTCTTTTTTATTTTCATTATACGTCATTTTTTTCTTTTTATCAATATGTAAAAAATGATTGAAGAAAATGTTATCATCGAAGTCGGCGAAATTTCACTCGAAGTTATAGAGTTGCTCGGTTTATCTTTGGCCGAAAATACGCCAATCTATGTCGGGGTGACTAATATCGCTCACATGGTAAAAGAACATAGTTACGAATTTAACAGGTATTACTTGTTCTTCTTTTTTTTACTCAGCCAATCCAAGCTGACTACTTTTTATATATTTGCCGGAAGTCATGAGGTCGTCCACATAATCTATTATTTTTCTAAAAATTCAACAAACCTTTCTTTGTCGGTATCCGTTAATTTTCCGATCGGGGCACTCAAAGCAGACACGGGCAAATTAAGGCGGGTAGCCGAATCGATATACGACTGCTTATCAAGTCCTGCCGCTTTCAGGTCGTTTATCTTGAAATAATTCGCCTTTACTGCGTCGCTTTTGTTTTCATATTTGGTCGTAATAGGATAAGCCTTAACGCTATCTCCTTGTGATACATACGTTAAAACGGGCCGATTTTTCCCGTCGTTTCCCCACGAAATATAAGCGATGTATATCTCAAACGGTTCCATCAGCCATTCACCGCCCAATCATACAATTCCGGGTATAATTCTTTGTCTATGAAAATATTTCCGTTTTCGTCCGTATTGACTGTAATCTCTTTTGGGTTACTTTTTTCAAGTGCCGCAATGAGTCTTTCATCTATATCAATATCGGTTCTGGTTATTTTATTTTTAGGGTATAATTTCTTCAGCTGATTATACGCTACGTTTATATCCGAGGTATTTTCAAAATTTATAATTATGGAATTCATTTCATCACGCTCCTTTTCTCTTTGAAATTTTTATAACTATTGCTTATATTATACGATATATTTCCCCACATTTCAATCATTCTTGTTATGCTTCTTTTTTACCAACTGCCACTCCGGCAGCGCTACTTTTTATATATTTGCCGGAGGTCATAAGATCGTCCACATAATCTATTATTTTTGCCCGGTCGTACTGACAACAAGGCTTGTCGTAGCAACGAAACGATGCCCGATGTTATCCACCATTACGCTGAACCCTTCTATCGTCCGTACTCCTAACAAAGACAAATCGCCTTCTTCGGCAAAAACAATTTCGTCGATTGTAGTATATCCTTCGGCCGCCAGTATAGCATACCCATAATCGCGTTCGACCAATTGTTTAGTCGCGGTATAAAACCGTTTTTTCCCGCGGGGGGTTATACCGGCGTCAAACAATATTTGTTTCGGCAGCCAGGATAATTCCGAACCTGTATCGACTAATACTTCGACAGGTGGCGTCCGTTTTTGTTCGTCTTTGTGATTTGTAGCGGTTAAGTTTACCCTAAATGTACTCATTTCATCACGCTCCTTTTCTCTTTGAAATTTTCATAACTATTGCTTATATTATACGATATACTTTCTAAAATTTCAATCATTACTGTTCTTCCTTTTCGATAAAACCGTTTATAATGTCAATGGCTTCTATAACAATTTCTTCCGGCGCTTTTTCGATAAATTCAAAATTCCTTGCTTGTATGTCAATTATTTTTGCCTGGTCGCATAACACGACGCCCGTTGTTTTTGTGCGGTCGTCAAGGTTTATTTGGAACGGGAGGCTTTTTTCTGTTTTTGTTATAGGGCATACCATAGCCGCCTTTTGTGTTATTTGGGTAAAGCTGCTATTGCTTATAACCAACGCTGGTCGCCGCCCACTTTGCTCATGCCCTGCTTGCGGGTTGAAATTTATCCATATAATATCGCCTTGGTTTACCATATTTCTTCGCCCACAGGCTTCCCCCAATCCACTTCTTTAAATTCGTAAAGATTTTCTTTTAATACAGTTTCAAAGTCTTTTCCGTAAAATTCTTCAACTCTCTGTTTTAATGTTTTGCGTTGATTTGATTTTTGAATAATTATTTTCCCGTTTTCAGTAAGAACGTCAACCGCGTCATTTTCTTTTAAGTTCAGGCTTTCAAGAAATGGTTTAGGCAGCCTGATTCCCCGTGAGTTTCCCCACTTTACTATTGTTGTTGTCATAAAATACACCCCTTTCATTATAGGATATATTCAGTATATCCCATATTAAAGAAAAAGTCAAGGGAAAATTTTATGTAATTTCCCCTTTTTACTCAGCCAATCCAAGCTGACCACTTTTTTATACGTTGCTTTTTAAACTCATAAGAGGAATCATATCAAAATCTATATTTATTTCGTCCGGCAATGTAGGGAGCGAATCTCTTTGATATTTGTCAAAAAATTCAAATATCGTCAAACCTGTTATTTTGTCAGTTTTTTCATCCCTCATAACAACAAGCCCGTCGTATTCTTCATCTCCAAGTGAGTTTTTACTATCAGACAGCAATATATACAATATATCGAATTTATTATCATAATTAAGTTTTAACATACTTTACTACCTCCGTATCTATATTTCCCGCTATGCCTTTTCTCGGAAATGCCGTGACAACTTCCCCGAAATTAGGAGCGGATAAATGAACTATTACTTTCATATATTTATTATCTTCTATTTTAGAAAAATATACATCTCTTTTAGGATCATCTTCGCTTTGATATATTATAACTGGGTCTGTTATCGTATTTTTGACAATTTCAATTTTATCTTCTACTTCCGGATGCCCGCCTATTATATGCATTTGCCATTGCGACTTTTCGCATATTATCATTATACCACGTTTGTCTATAACTTCAAATAAATTTTCGTCCATTTTCATTTATACCTATCTTTTATTTTCAATCATTACTTGTTCTTCTTTTTTTTACTCAGCCAATCCAAGCTGACCACTTTTTATATATTTGCCGGAAGTCATGAGGTCGTCCACATAATCAATTATTTTTTCCTGCCCTTCTTCATTGAGGGCGCGGTAAGATTCGACAAGCAATTGTTCGTCTTTTGAATATACGTTTTCTTTTGAAGAAGTAGCATTACGACTATTTCCTTTTTTATTGGGCGGTGTCGGATCATTTACAAGTCCGAAAAAATAATCAATTGTGCAATTGAAAATGACTGCAAACATATATAATGTAGCTAAATTTGGTTCTATATCATCAGATTCATATTTAGATATATTTGCCTTAGTCAAATTTACCTTTTTGCCCAATTGTTCTTGCGTTAATCCTGCAGCAAGTCTTAGATTTTTTAATATATTTCCTATTTTCATAAACATATACCTGCCCCTTTGATATTTATTATATAGTTTCAATTTTTGAAAGTCAATAATTGTTTCAAAAATTGAAAATATTAATAATTTGTTTACAATAAATCCAACAAATAAGTTTCAATTTTTGATATAATTCAATCAGAGTTTCAATTATTGAAATGAAATGAGGTAGTTACAAATGTCAAAAGTAAAAGAATTACGCGAAAAAAATAATATAAAACAATGTGATATGGCTGCATTAATAAGGACTTCTCCCGCAAATTATCTAAAAAAAGAAAATGGTGATATTAGATTTAATTTAACAGAGGCGCAAATAATATCTAAATATTTCAACGATACTATTGAAAATATTTTTTTTGACAATGAAGTTTCGCAAATGGAAATAATGCGTGCTGCCAGTCCGGGCGACGCAGGATAAGGGGGTGGTGGGGTTGGATATACCGGAAAGCATAGCGAACAATTACGATAAACTTGTCGACCTCTGCGAAACATACCCGTTGAAAATCCCTCTTGAAAAAGCCGCGGAATTTTTGAGTATGGACAAAGAAGGCTTGCGGAGCTCAATAGAACAAGGGAGATGTCAATTCGGGATATGCGTCAAAAAAAGCATTCAGGGGAACAGGGCATTTACGATCAATACGCTTGCGTTTTACAGTTGGGTAACAAGCGGCGCGCTATTCAGAACATTAACAGTTGAAAAACTCAACGACCACAATTCGCGAAAGTATAAATCCAAACATGCAACATAGCTTATATACATATTATAATTATAATCATTAAATTAGGTTTAAGGTCAATAGGCGTGTGCGAAATAATAACTGAAAAATAACAAAAAAACCTCAGCGGGGGCTGAAGTTTGCGGTTCGATTTAAAAAGATGAAAATTACACAAATGGGCGGCGAAAAAGCACCGTCCATAAAACAGACCCTTTTTCGGGGCGTAAATGATGAAAATTCTACATTAAGCAAAAAGGCGGGAGGTGAAAACGTAAAATGATTGGAATCACGGCGGCGGGGAGCCGTCAGACGGAAACGAAAAAAATAATGGTAAGAATTAGCAAAAAAACAAAAGCAAAGAAAAAGGCCGGTCAATATTGGAAGTATTGAACCGGCCCGGAGGGGAAATTAAGCGTATAACTACACACCATTATTATACGCTAAATTCCCCGAAAAGTCAAGTAAAAATGAATAAAACAAATAAAAAGGAGCTCATATGGCTAACGTTACAAAAGAGGGTAAATTAAAATATTTCCCTCTCGACGTTGGTTTTTTCGGGGACAGAAAAGTAGAATTGTTACGGTCGGATAATAACGGTATATTGGCAGAGTATTTTTATTTGCGCCTGCTATGTCATATATACGGGGACAAAGGTTATTATTACGAATGGAATGAAGATGAAGCGGGGCTCTGGGCGTTAAAGCTCGGGACAACGCAAAACACTGTGGAGATGATGATAAAACTCTTGTGCAAGAGGTCAATGCTTAACGGTCAACTTCTGACTCAGGAAAAGGTATTATCATCGCGGCGCATCCAGATAACGTACATTGAGGCCTGCGCGGAAAGGGAATTTATCCGAATCTATGGGGAGTACGCCCTTGTAGAAGAAGATGATATAGTCAAATTTTCCAAGAAGGTAATTAATAAACTCGCTTTTTATCCCAAAAACCACGAGGGAAATGAAATTAAACCCGGGGGAAATGAAATTAAACACTGGTTTAATTTACAAAGTAGAGTAGAGTATATAAAAGTAGATAAAAGTAGAGTAGATGACAGTATAAGTATAGTAGAGTCGCCTACCAAAACGCCGGCGGCTGTTGAAACTGTCGAAAACTTACTTACTTTATCAGTCAATAACAATACAGAAATATTTACGTTTACCGACGAGTATATAAAAGAATTAAAACAGTTATATCCAAAGGCGGACATAAAAATAGAATTGGTCAAAATACAAAATAAAATTAATAAAAATTCATTATGCTTTGACCATGACAACCAGATAAAAAAATATATAGAAACATGGCTGGAATATGCCGAGGGCAACGGTAATAATCATAAATTTGACATGGACGAATTACTTGAAAAAGCGGTTTTTAAAAACTGGCAAAAAAGGGAAGCAGGTGAAAAAGTATGAAATGGGTGAGCTCAGTTCATTGCACGATAACAGATTGCCCGCACAGGGACGGGGAATCGGAATGCTGTAAAAAGACAGACGTCATAATCACGGAAACGGGCTGCCGTTTTCATACCGAAGCGGTGAAGAAAGCCGGAGCCGAAGAAAAACAAACAGGAATATATAAAAAAACGGAGGAAATATAAAAATGAAAGTCATAAGCATAATAAATTTAAAAGGCGGGGTCGCGAAAACGATCTCGGCCGCGAATATGGCGCATATATTATCGACTGTACATAAAAAGCGGGTTTTGCTTGTAGACAATGATAAACAAGGGAACATCAGTAAAATGTTCGGATTGCACGATTACGCCGCGGACAGCATTTCCGAAGTATTGACCGTCCGGGGAGTAAATCTTGACAAAATTATAAAACCGACGCAGTTCCCGAACCTTGATGTCATGCCGGCGAATATGTCGTTGATTTCCGCGAACCATAAAGTCGCGCTTGATATGATACGGCCGAAGCAGACGCGTTTCCGGGCGGCGTTTAAGAGCATAGCCGATAAATATGACTACTGTATCATAGACAACGCCCCGGACATCAATATGAGCACTGCAAACGCGCTGGTAGCGTCCGACGACGTAATCATCCCGATAAAGATAGACAGGTTCGCGTTCGACGGTTTGGCGGAGCTGAAGGAACGGATCGACGAAATACGCTGGGAGCATAACCCCGGGCTGAAGGTCAGGGGGTGCCTTATCACGATCTATCAAAAAAACGAATCAAACAAACAGCGCGAGGAATGGCTGCGGGGGCAAAATATATTCCCCGTGTTCAACACGAAAATCCGCCGGACGGAAAAAGTCAACGAATCCACGTTCGAGGGAGACGCGCAATCGCCGATATTAGCATATTCGCCGCGGTGCGGTGCGGCGCAGGATTATCTCGCGTTTGTAGAGGAGTATCTGAGGATTAAAGCGGAGGAACGGAATGATAAAAACGAATTATGACCGGTATAAAGAAAAAGGTATATGCGTACGCTGCGGTAAAGATGAAGCCATGATAAACTCATATCATTGCCCGGATTGCGCCGAAAAAAAAGCAATACAGGAATCAAAATACTGGCGGCGCATGAAAAAAGACCGGGAATACATAAACAAAATTTACGCGAAAAATAGAGAACAGTACAAAAAAAGAGATAAAAAAAGAGATGAAGCTGGGCTATGCGTGAAATGCGGCAAACGTAGCCAGAGACAGGGCAGCAGATGGTGTATTGATTGTATTACAAAACTGAAACGGTTTTATAAAAATAAAAACGGTATACCGCGATCGGAACGAGTTTCATATGGTTTGTGTTATTTTTGCGGTGAGCCGAAATGGAAAAAATATAAAGTATGCGAAAAGCACTATAAAATATTAGCGGACGGCTTTAAATGGAATGTCGCCACGGAAAAGCGAAAAGAAGCGCGTGAAAAGCGGAAAAATTTCAATAAAATAATATTTATACGAAAATAAATGTGTCCGAATCGGACCGGAAAGGAAGTATAAACACAATGGCGAAATTTGAATTAAAACAGTTATTAAATAATGTGTCCGAATCGGGCACAAACGGCAATATGTTGAAAATCGTATATTTGAGTGTATTCGATTTGATACCGTCGGGCGATAATTTTTACGCGGTCGATAAAATCGCTGAGCTGAAAGCGTCGATCGAAATGTTCGGCGTGAAACAAAATCTGACCGTAAAACCGCTTGAAAACGGCAAATATGAAATCATCGCGGGACACCGCCGACATATGGCTTGCATGGAGCTTGTAAACGAGGGCAAGACAGAATTTGAGTATGTCCCGTGCGGAATTGAATACGGGCGCGACGAAATCATGGAAAAAATCCTGTTGATAATGACGAACTCGACGAACCGCGAATTGACGGACTGGGAAAAGATGAAACAGGCGGAGGAATTGCGTAAATATTTTGAGATATTGAAAAAACAGGAGCGGCTGCCGGGGCGCGTCCGGGATTTGGTTGCGGAGGCGTTGAACACTTCGCCAACGCAAATCGGGCGCATGGACGCTATCGCGAATAATCTGTCAGACGATTTCAAACAGGAATTTAAAGAAAACAATATAAACATATCGACTGCATATGAGTTATCAGGGCTACCGGAGGACAAACAAAAAAAAGCGTTCGAGGAATACACAGAAAAAGGCGGGCTGTCGCTTAACGATGTGCGTGATATAAAAAAAGATGCCGCGCCGGTTACGGCCGATACGGACGAACCCGAACCAATAAAGCTGCCGCGGGATTTCAAAGACATGGACGTTTCGGGAAAAGTTGGCGCGGCGATTGACTTTTTAAATTTTGACCGTTTTAGAACTCGTTTTAGTCCGGGGATAGATATTAGAATTTATGATTTTATTATCGAGGTGTTGAAGGAATATAAATTGTATAATGAATAGGGGATTTATGAATGGAATCAGAATCGAAAACTTTAAACGGGCTTTTTGATACGTTTACACCTAACATAATCTATAAGTGGAATTTCGAGAAGCACGAATATGAAGAAATAATAAATACATGGGGTATTAGCCTGATACATGAATTAGGCGAAATGACGATATGCGCGAATTGTAAAGAACCTTTGTTGTTCGATAACGGTTATACGTCGAATCAATGGCATAGTAAAGTGGGTTTCGGTTATAGCGTATGTGAAAAATGTTTTGAAGCTGAAAAAATGATGGAAAAAAGTTTTAAGGAGGGCGAATAAACATATGGCGGAAATGAATGAACAAAAATACACAGAAAATAAAATGCAGGAAATCGCCCGATATGTAGAAAAACAGTTACTGCCGGGCTGGGGGTTTGTAGTTCTGGCGTTCCAGTTCGGCAACGCAAAAGGACGAATGAACTATGTATCCAATGCCGAACGTGAGTCTGTTGTCAAAGCTATGAAAGAGTTTATCGGCAAAACGGACGGCCATTGGGCGGAACAACAATAACTACAAAAGAAAAAATTTCAGACCTGCAAAATCTGCATGTCAAGAAATGCAAATATTGCATTCTTTGGGAAAATAACGCAATCGCCGGAAATACTTGTAAAATGGATATGCAACAACATAATTCGCCCAAAAGTAAGGTATGTATTGAATTAGGCAGGGCGTACATAGGCTATAAAGGCTGTGGCAACTGGATTTTCGACGAAGCACGGTTTAGCATAAAATAAAAAGCGGGAGCCGCATTACTGCCGTTCCCGCTTTTCTCGAACCCCGTTCGGGTATTACATCGAGTTTCTCCGCTCGCTGGTGAGTCTCCCCACGATGATATTATATCATAAGCGGGGGGATTTGTAAATGACGAAAAAAGAGTTAGGTCAGCTTTTTTATTTAGAAAAAGAAATTGAATTTTTAGAAAAACAGATACAGGAAATCGAATCAAAATCGGTTATATCGTCGTCGGTCGTGAGCGGGGAGAACAAGAACAACATAACGGACAAAGTCGGGGAGATTGCGACGAAGCTGTCGGATTACCGGACATTGATTTGTATAACGTTAGAAAAATTATATCACCAGCGGAACATGATCGAAAAATATATAGAGACGCTTGACGACAGCCAGTTGCGCCTTATTTTGCGCATGAGATTTATTAAGTTTTACAACTGGGGCAAGATCGCGCATGAGATAAAAGCGGCGGGCGAATCGACCCCGCGAATGATGGTTGAAAACTTTTTTAAAAATAATGATGAAATATAAAAGTTTTGCGTTTTTTGCGTTTTAGATGTGTTATTATGCTGATATGAAAATTTTATCGAAAGCGGTCCGGGCGGTTATGCTGCCGGGTTGCTTTTTTGTTTGGAGAAAAATATGAATATAAAAATGTTAAAAATAGACGATTTGAAGCCGTATGAAAACAACCCCCGGAAAAACGCGGGAGCGGTCGACGCGGTGGCGAACAGTATCAAAGAGTTCGGGTTCCAGCAGCCGGTCGTCATTGATAAAAATAATATCATAATCGCGGGGCATACCCGGTATTTCGCCGCGAAAAAATTGAAAATAACAGAAATCCCGTGCGTTATTGCCGACGACTTGACGGAACAGCAGATTTATATGTATCGTCTGGCGGATAATAAAACGCATGAGCTTTCAGGGTGGGATTTTGATTTGCTCAACGCCGAGTTTGAAAAGATATTTGATTTTGATGTGTCTGACTTCGGGTTTGATGAAATTGATTTAGATGAATGCAATACAAAATTTACGCTCCCGGAAGGCGGTAAGTCGCCGTTTACAGAAATGACTTTTACATTCGCAAACGAGCAGGCGGAATTTATAAAAAAAGCGATGTCGGCGGTTAAAAATGATATATGCGAAACGTTCGGAAACGAAAATTCAAACGGCAACGCTTTATATGAGGTAGTAAGACAATGGGGAGAGCAAAAGAAATTGAATTGAAAGTCATTCCAAAAAAGATTGCCGATGAATTTGTCAAAAGCCACCATTACAGCGGCAAAGCAGTTAATAATTCGCAGCTGCATTTCGGGGCTTTTCTCGACAACCGGCTTCATGGCGTTATGCAGTTCGGGCCGAGTATGACTAAAGCTAAAATAATCGGATTGGTAAAAGATACCGGATGGAATGATTTTATCGAATTGAACAGAATGGCATTCGACGATTATTTGCCGCGTAATTCCGAAAGCAGATGTATATCGCAGGCAATTAAACTGATAAAGAAAAACGCGCCGCATATAAAATGGATTATCAGTTTCGCCGACGCCGCCCAGTGCGGCGATGGAACTATATACCGGGCTTCAAACTTTGTGTTGACCGGGTATACAAAAACAGAAAACGCCTTCTGGAGAGTGCCGCCGGAGTTAGTAGAGCTGAACGGCGGCGAAATAGCTCACAGGGTAAAAATACAATGCAAATCGAGTTTATTATCGAAATATATATTATCGCGCACAAACGGGAAAAATCTAACGATTAAAGAATATATAGATAAATTCGGGGGCGAAGCCGTGCCAGGTTATTCATTTCGATATATTTATTTTATAGATAAATCATATATTGATAAATTAACTGTGCCGGTATTACCTTTTTCAATCATTAACGAATTGAACGGTAGAATGTATAAAGGACAGAAAATAAACGGAGATTTATGAATATGCCATATAAATCAAAGAAGCCGTGTATATATCGCGGATGTCCGAATTTAACCGAAAGCGGCAGCAGTTACTGCCGGGAACATAAATTAATTGAGGACAAACGATATAATAAGTATGAACGCGATCCGGATAGTAATAAAAAATACGGCAGGCGGTGGGAAAAAATCCGGGCGGCGTATTTGTCCGAAAATCCGCTGTGTGAAATATGTAAGGACAACGGGAAATTAAAAGCGGCGGACTTGGTTCATCATAAAATAAAATTATCAATCGGCGGGACAAATGATTATGATAATCTGCAAAGTCTTTGTCAGGAATGTCACTCCCGGCTTCACGCGGAGCAGGGCGACCGGTGGTAGGGGGCGGAGTAAATCTATACAACTTTTAAAGCGGGCAACGGGCGTGGGGTCACGTAAAAATTTTCGCGAAATCAAAAATGTTTTTTTACTTTTGATTTTCATATTTTATTCACAAATCTAAAAAAATGGTGATAGAATGGTGCTTTTATGTCTTATGATTTTTATATGATTTTTGTTGGCTTTTTCGATTAAAAGCTCAAAATGCCGATAAAATGGCATATTTTGATTTCTTTTGATTTTAATAATTTATTCATCAGTTTGGAGGACATTATGACCGGAGGCAAACGTACAGGGTCGGGAAGGAAGCCGAAAGCGTTAAAAGAAAAAATCCTTGACGGCAATCCCGGGAAAAGGGAAATAAAAGTAAATAAATTCCCCGAAAAAAATAATAAAAAAACCAGAGCAAAACAAAAAAACGATATACCGGAATATATCGATATGGCGGCAAAAGAAGGCGGGAAACCATTACCGTCCGCAAGCGATATATTTAAATTGATTTCAGATTTTATAACTGCGTCTGGGTGCAGGGATTTGATCTCGCCTTTTCTTTTGGAGGATTTTGCTTTTTTGAGGCGGTCATATTTAGAGTGCGAATACATGAATAAAAAATTAGGGCGTATATTATCAAAAAAACGCTCGCCGTATGTTCTTATGGCCCTTGATTATCACAAAGCGATGATATCCGTATATGATCAAATCTGGAATATTGTATCGCGGAATTCTGAAACAAAATACGAAAGCAAAAACGATTTCTTTGATTTGCTGACAAAAAGGGGATTTTAAATTATTATGCTCAAATATAAGCCAACAAAATTAATGCTCCCGACTTCCCGCTATGATAAGAAACGTGCCGACTTCGCCGTTAATTTTATATCGATGTTGAAGCATACAACCGGCGAATGGTACGGGAAACCGTTCATATTAATGCCGTGGCAGGAGCAAATAATCAGGGATATTTTCGGAATTGTCGACAAAAACGGGTACCGGCAATTTCGCACTGCGTATGTCGAAATAGGCAAAAAGAACGGCAAAAGCGAACTTGCCGCGGCGGTTGCCCTATATTTATTATTCGCCGACGCTGAAGCCGGCGCGGAAGTTTATTCATGCGCGGCCGACATAAATCAAGCTTCGATTGTTTTCAACACGGCAAAGGCGATGGTTGAACAATGCGGCGACTTGATGAAACTCGCGAAACTCGTTCCGTCCACAAAACGAATATTGTTCCCGCGGACAAACAGCTTTTACAGGGTTTTATCGTCGGAGGCGTATACAAAATACGGGTTTAATGTTTCGGGGCTCATATTCGACGAACTTCTCGCGCAGCAGACACGGGAACTGTTTGATACTATGACTAAATTCACGGGCGACGCGAGGCGGCAGCCGTTATATTTTTTAATCACGACGGCTGGGCGAGAAAAAACGTCAATTTGCTATGAAATACATTGTAAAGCGAAGGCGATACTTGACGGCTCTAAAATCGACCCGACTTTTTACCCCGCGGTTTTTGGCATCGAAGACGGCGANGACTGGCAAAACCCGAAAATATGGCGGCGNGTNAANCCGTCNATCGGCGTGACGATCCCGTTCGANGCGGTTCAATCGGCATA